TGGCGACGAGATGGGGCTAGGAAAATCGTGTCAGGGTCTAGCGTTGCTGAAAGCAACCGAGTCGTTTCCAGCCGTAATCGTATGCCCAGCGAGCCTGAAACTCAACTGGAAGCGTGAGGCGGAACAGTGGATACCGGGCGTTCAGGTGAAAGTTCTATCAGGAACGAGTGGCAACCTACCTGACGCTGATATTTACGTTATCAACTACGACGTTCTAGACCATTGGGTTCAGAAGTTCAACAACGTTCAGGGCATTGTTCTAGACGAAAGCCACTACGTCAAGAACGGTCGCACAATCCGTTCTAAAGCCTCTATACAACTCTCTGACCGTGTTGCCGACGGCGGTATTCGTGTCTGCCTATCGGGAACACCTATCGTCAATCAACCGCTAGAAATTATGACGCAGTTGCGGATTATCTATCGCCTTGACGAACTGTTTGGCGGTGCGACACAGTTTAGAAACACCTACGGGCGAGCGAGCAAGAAGTCGTTGGCTCTACTCAATCGCAAACTACGTTCGTCGTGCTACGTTCGTCGGCGCAAAACGGAAGTGCTGACCGAGTTGCCACCTAAGCGTTGGTCGCACGTCATTATCGAGGGCGACCCGAAGGTGATGACCGAGTATCGCAAGGCAGAGGCGGACATTGTTCGCTACCTATCGGAACTGGCGATGAAACTGGCATTGGAAAGCGGTGCTGATACAGAGGAAGCCCAGAACGAGGCGTGGCAACGTGCGCTACGGGCTAGGGCGGCAGAACACCTAGTCTCTATCGCCACCCTAAAGCAACTAGCCGCTAAGGCAAAGATGCAAGCGGCGAAAGAGTGGATGGACGACTTTCTGGCGCAGGATAAAAAACTCGTGGTGTTCGGTTGGCACAAGAGCGTCGTGGATATGGTCGCAGACGAGTTCTCAAACGGCGTGAAGATTCAGGGCGGTATCACCATTGAGAAGCGTCAGGCGTATGTCGACCTATTCCAAAACTCTGACGAGCAAAAGGTGATTTCTTGCCAGATAAAAGCGGCTGGCGTTGGCTTGACTTTGACCGCCGCATCCGACGTGCTGTTCATTGAGCAAGGCTGGACACCAGCCGAGATGGAGCAAGCCGTCGACCGTTGCCACCGTATCGGACAACAGGACAGTGTGACCGGCTGGCTTATGCTCACGGCGAACACCATTGACGAGGACATAGCGGCTCTCATTGACGCAAAACGGGCGGTGGTGAACCGAGCAATTGACGGCGCACCAGAGAGCGACGACGAGGAAGAAACCTCAATGGTTGGTGACCTGTTGGTTGCCCTAGCCGAGCGTGGTCTGGCGCAGGCTAGTTAGTCTGGCGAGATTTCCAAATCGCAGTTGCATCGGCGGTAGGTTTCAGCACGGAAATCGGCAGGTTGAGGCAGTCAGTCCAAAACTTAGTGCCGTTGCTAGTGTCGGTTTCACCAGCCTTCCAAATCTTGCCGTTGTTCTCAACAATATGACGATTGGCTACCCCGATTAGGTGGGCGTGACCGTAGCCCCTAGCAAAGCGTTCAGCAGGGTAATCACGATTGCGCTGGAGGCTCACAAAGCCCCAGTAGGCGACGTTCTGGTGTTCGTGGTTATACATCGGGATGGAAGCGTCATAGGACAACTTAGGTATCACCGTGCGGTCTTTGGTCTTGATGTCCAAACGACCCGACCCGACGATTGTGATGTCGTGCGTCGTAGTGAAATCGTCTGTGTAGGCGACACCCTGTTCGTCTAAATACTCCATGAACACGATTTCACCAAGAACGCCAATGTAGTTGGCCTGCTCGCCACGATAACTGCCCTTGTAAATGGGCATCTTGCTTACGGCTTCCTCAGCCCGAAGGTAGTGGTGTTCTTTGAGTGCGATGGAAACGTAAGCCACCGGCAAATACTACGGCTGTAATTACGCCGTGTCCACTCTTTTCACTACAGAGTTAGATGCCCTCAGCGTGGTTGCCAACGCCAGCGGCATTTTTGGCGTTCTCAACTGCCTTTTCAGCAGCATCAACCCTGTCTTGCGCCTCGCTCAAACGCTGACCTGTGGCGTGTGCGGAAATAATGCCATTTACGTCGTCGTCGCCCCGTCGGTTTTCTAGCACTTGGGTATCGTGGGCGACTGCTCGCAGGTTGTTGTGTGCCATAGCGGCATTCTCGTGAGCGTTAGCAACGTCACGCAGTTTTCCAGCCATTGCGCCGGTAGCCTTGTTCGCCAATGCGTGATACTGCTGGGCTTCTTGGTGGTGCATATCCGTCTGCCGTTGTGCCCGTGGTTCCACCGAGCGAGCCGCCGCACCGATACTTGTTGCGCCCCAGCGGAATGGGTCAACGAAACGACCCGGAATTGGCGCACGACCGCCACCGCCGATTCCACCAGAGAACTGGTTGCCGTGAAAAGAGTGTCCTGCCACGTCACCTTTGAGGATGGCGTGTGCCACAGCAAACGTGGGGGCTAAATCGTCGGTGTGGAACGAGGTCATGCCACTAATTTACACCACAAAAATAGATTAGAGTTATTAGAACTGTCTGGGGTGGTGTAATGGCAACACAGGAGTCTTTGGAACTCTCGTTCTAGGTTCGAGTCCTAGCCCCAGAGCGTAGTGAAATGCTTGACTTTGGACACCTAACCGCAGTAGTGTGTCTCTAATGGCAACCGCACATATCTACGTTGGCGACGTTCTAAAGCGTCTAAGTGAAATCCCCGACGGAACCGTGCGAACGTGCGTTACTTCACCGCCTTACTTTGGACTTCGTGACTATGGAACCGCCTCTTGGGAAGGTGGAAAACCAGAGTGCGAACACTCAATCAACCAGATTGACGCTGACAACAAGCGTGACGGGCAGTTTGAGGAACGTGTCTTTCGTGGTGATAGGTCGGCGTGTATCAAGTGCGGTGCGACCCGTGTGGACAGCCAAATCGGATTAGAAAACACCCCCGACGAGTATGTAGCGAACATGGTCGCCGTATTCCGTGAGGTGAAACGAGTTCTTGCCGACGACGGAACCCTCTGGCTCAACATTGGCGACAGTTATGTTGGTGGAAAAGGACAGTCAGGACAGGGAAATCCAGACAAACAAGCGCAACGTGCCAGCGAGGGCGTGAGTATCAACCAAGCCCATCACCAAATCGCAGGACAGGGAAAGACACGACCCACCGACGACCGACAGGCGATGCGTGAGGCTGGGCTGAAACCAAAAGACCTAATTGGCATCCCGTGGCGAGTAGCATTTGCACTTCAAGCAGACGGCTGGTATCTACGCTCGGACATTATTTGGCACAAGCCCAACACCATGCCAGAAAGCGTCACCGACCGCCCAACCAAAGCCCACGAATACGTCTTTTTACTAAGCAAGTCGCCTCGCTACTACTACGACAGTGAAGCCATCAAAGAGCCAGCCATCTACGCAGGTGACGATAGGGGTAGTCGCACTGACGCTCGACGTGGCACGGGTATGAACTCAATGTCGGGTGTCACTGGTGAAACCAAGAACAAGCGTGACGTATGGACAATCAACACCAAGCCATTTCGGGGCGCACACTTCGCAGTAATGCCCGAAGCGTTGGTGGAACCGTGCGTATTGGCAGGCTCGGCAGAGGGCGATACCGTGCTTGACCCTTTCACCGGAAGCGGAACGGTGGCAGTTATCGCTATGCGTCATGGTAGAAACTTTGTTGGCACAGAACTCAACCCCGAATACGCACAAATCGCCTACGAACGAATTACGGGCGACGCACCAATGTTCAATCAAGTGACGCTGGTGGAATAGTGGAATACGGCGTAGGGCATCCGAGTTTCGACGAGAGTCGTGAATTGGAATCGTTGTTTATGCCGAGCGTAGTGAAATACCTTTTAGACCGTGAAGAAACCACCGAAATCCGTGAAGCAAACAAACAAGAGCAACTGACCTACGACATTGACCTGTATTGGTCGCACATCTACAAGGCGCAAGAGATTGAGACTTCCGTTGAGGTGAAAGTCGACGGGCAAGGACACAAGACGGGCAACTTTGCCTTTGAGACGGTCAGCAACAAGCAAGCCGACACCAGAGGTTGTTTCTTGCGAACTGAAGCAGACGAAATGTATTACTTACTCGCCGGTAGCGGTGAGTTGTATAGGTGGAAAACTAACGTAGTGCGTGATTGGTTCATAGAAAACCGCAAACGTTTCCGTGAGGTGACACCTCAAACGCCCAGTAGCAATGGTCGCAAGGGCTATTCCTCAACGTGTTCGCTGGTTCCTGTAGGTTTGCTGGTGAAAACATTTGGCGCAAGCGTCAAGAAAGAAATCTTGACCGTCCCCGAATTGCCGGAAAGGTATCGCAAGTGACCAACGAACTGCCAGCCGACGAATACGTTTTGGAACACGCCGAACGGAAACTGAAGCGTGTCCATAGTGAAAAGTTGTGTAAGGGGCGGCCTTGCACGGTTCACACCAAGACCGACCACTCAATGCGGTCGTTCCCCCAGAACTGGCGAGACGACATTCGCATTATGGAACGGGTCTGCCCTCACAACGTCGGTCACCCCGACCCTGACGAGTGGGCATTACAAACGGGAACGCACGACGGCACACACGGCTGTGACGGCTGTTGCGTAGGAGCATACGAGGTGAAAAATGATTGACGAACTAAAGGCGTGGGCAAAATGGGTGCGACACCTGTGGATTAGTCGAACACCACTGGAACGTTTGGCTATGTTCTGGTTGCACTTTCTAACTATTGGCGTGTGCGCAGTAGCAGGATTGTTTCTGCTGACGATGTTGGCTATCGTCTCTTGGGATTACTGGCAAGTAGCCGTCTTTGACGTGGTGCTTTGTTTCACCGTTTGGGCGAGTTGGAAAGTATCCAATGACTGACCACGAACCGCAGTACCCCGACCCATCACTTATCGCCAGCATTGAGCATCAAGGTGAAAAGTTGGGCTACCTCGTCGCACAGGTTGAGGAAATGTTTGCGAACCACGCCAAGTATGACCTTCACCAAGTATTGCTGTCGCACAATTTGGAATCGTTAGAGACAACACGCAAGTGGATGGCTGGCGAACTTACTGACGAACAGGGCGCAGTTCTTTTCACCTCACTCTTGGAACGCACGGCACAAATCCAAGACGAAATCAAGGCCGCACACGCAAAAAACCTGAACCGGCTACACACTATGGTCACCGACGCTATGGAACGTGGCAAGGGTCAGCAAAACGAACTCAACACGTTTCTAGACGGCGTTCTAAACACAGAGGAATAGTAAAATGCCAGACGACATGGTAAATCGCCCCAAGCACTACGCAACTGACCCCAGCGGCATTGAGTGTATCCAAATCACCCGACACCGCAACTTCAACATCGGCAACGCATTCAAGTATTTATGGCGAGCCGGTCTAAAGGACGAGGCAAAGGTGATACAGGACTTGGAAAAAGCCATCTGGTATATCCAAGACGAAATCCGCCGACTAAAGGGCGAAACGGGCGCACCGCCGACCTGATTTTTCACCTCACAAAATCTAAAAACGTGTCGTAAGTTTGTGCCATAACCTACTTAGGAGGCGCATTGTGCGAGACACAAGAACTTCTGTCCAAGTGATTATCTTTCGCCCAGACGAGTGGATAGTCGTTGCTCTCGGCAATGAAATGGGCGTGAAACTCGCCACCTATCCGACCGAAGCAGAGGCAAACGAGTGCGCCAGCCGGATTGAGCAAGCGTTAGTGGCGTAGTGAAATAACTACTGTAGGGTAGTAGTTATGAACATCAACGTCAAGGCTGAAAAAGTCGCTATCGACTCCATCAAGCCTCACCCCAAGAACCCCCGTTTGGGCGACATTGCGCTCATTGCCGAGAGTTTGGAAAAGAACGGGCAGTATTCACCAGTTGTTGTGTGGAACGACACGATTATCGCTGGCACTCACACTTGGAAGGCTGCCAAATCGCTGGGTTGGAAAGAAGTGGCGATTACTCGCTACGAGGGTAGTGAAAAGGACGCACTACGGGTTCTCATTGCCGACAACCGCACCTCTGACGTTGCTACCTACGACAACGTGTATCTGTTGGAACTGCTGAAATCACTGCCAAATCTAGAGGGAACGGGCTATGACTTGGCAGACCTTGACGACCTTGACGGGCTAGGTGATTCCGAAGGCGGTGGCGTTAGTCAAGAGAAAGACGAGCCAGAAACCAGCGACGAAAAGCCAGACACGGTTCCAATCCGCATTGGCGACTGGTTTGGTGAAATCGACGGCGAAATCCATAACCTTTGGCTAGAGTCAGTCGTAGATGCTGTGGGCGACAAGAAATCCAAAGTGGTTGCTGAAATCAAGGCGAGGCTGGATATCCCGACCGAACCCAAAGCACCGAAAGAACCCAAAGCCAAGAAAGCCGGTGGAAACACCGCCGAGCAATACTCACTTGGCGAAACCGAACTTGTTTCACTAAACGAACTAAAGCGTTTCCCCGGTAACGCCCGTGAAGGCGACATTGGGGCTATCAGCGAGAGTTTGCGCCTACTGGGGCAATACCGACCCATCGTGGTGAATAAGAGAACCAACGAAATCCTAAAGGGCAACCACACGGCGGCCGCAGCATCAGCACTCGGCTGGACACAAATCGCCGTCGTCTGGGTTGATGTTGACCAAGAGCAGGCAACTCGTATCGTTCTGGCAGACAACCGCACAGCAGACAAGGCGACCTACGACAACGACTTGCTACTTTCCACCTTAGAAAGCCTTGACACCCTTGACGGAACAGGGTTTGACCAAGAGGACTTTATTGACGTGGCAAAGGGCAAGAACCTAACGCCTAATCAGCCCAAAGTCAAGATAAAGATTGGCGAACACGGCTATTCCACCACCGAAAGCGCATTTGAGTCGTGGAAAACCGACGTTGAGATTCCAAATGGCGCACTACACCGTCTAGGTATCCCAATGACGGCTATCGTTCGACAAAGCGAGTAGTGAAACCCAAAACCCTAGCGTATTATCAGGGGTATGGGAAATCGCTTCGCTACCGAGAACCTCTTGAAGTCGCTGTCTAACTATCCAGTGGAAAAGGGCGGCCCCGGTTCTGGTGCGCAGGCAGGTCACACATTTGAGGGCAACCAATATGTTTCGGGTAGCAACCAAGCGGCAGAAGCACGTCGCCTTGCTGATGCCGTAAAGGACGGTTCCGCCAACAACTTTGCCGCTGAAGGGCAACACCGTGTTATTGCTCGTGCCTGCGAGGAACAAGCAAAGATGGCTAGTGAAAACGGATTGAAGCGCATTGCTGGCGCATACAAAAAGGCCGCTGAGTTGCACCGTGACGCTGCTGCCGCCCATGTAATCAAATTGACTGTGGTGAATAGCAAGGTTAACCCTGTAAAGGCAAGCGAAGCCGCTGCTAAGGCTTCAGAACACGCTGACGACCTGAACTACGCATAATCGTGTGGTCTTGGCTTCTTAGCCTCGCAGGACTAGCCGGAACCTACCTTGTTGGTAGAAAGTATTGGTGGGCTTGGGTTTGGCTCTCGCTCTACAACGTGGCGTGGATTGCTTACTCGCTGGTAACTCACCAATACGGGTTCTTGCTCGGCTCGTTTGTGTATCAGGGTATCTACTTACAAAACGCCCTGAAGTGGCGTAGTGAAAAGAAACTTGACTAGACACTCGTAAGGTTCTATGCTTTCAGCATGGGAAAGAAACTAAACGAAACAGTTTTCCGCCTACAGAACGAGGCTCGACACCACACCAAGTTGGCACTCGCCAAGCAGACCGATTACGAAAATGGCTTTGCTATGGGTTTCACCGAAGCCCTGAACATTGCCCGTGAAATCCAACAGCGAGACAACTAATGGGTTTCAACCCGTCGGTGTGCGACCACAGCAGTTTGGAAAACAAGTTAGTAACGATTATTGACTTGCTTAGTGAAATCAAGGGCGAACGAGTGAGTTTTGAGACAATCGCACGAATCAAGAAGTTGCTTATCAAGGCGAACATCACCCCAACGGCGTGGCTAGAAGGGAACTTCGACGCAACCAACCCGTATTACGACACGCTGGCTCTAGAGCGCACCTTGTTCCGCACCGCAATCAAGCCTGAACACTTTGACGGCATCATTATCGATGGTGAAAACGCCTACACGACAGAGCAATACCTCGCACGAGAACTGCCTACTCACAAGTATCCCGTTGGTGAAAAGGTGCGCCTCATCAACGGCAACACGAAGGGTCAGTGGGGAACCGTCGCCCAGCACTTGCTCAACGGTCAGTATCTGGTGGAAAACACTTGGCTAGAGAACGACCCTATGAAGAACAAGGACGAGTTGCCAACCTACCAAGTGGTAGCAGAGGAACTGATACGCCCTTTAGCCACCTTGCTCACCGTTTCCGACCTAAAGGTGGGTGACGTGGTGAAATACATTGACGGGGTAAGTGGCTACTACCGTTCACAAGGCGGAACGTTCACCGTGACCGCTATCGGTGCGAAGAATGTTATGTTGTCGGGTCTTGATTGGCACGGCGAGCAGATTGAGTTCAGCCACGACCCAGCCGATTTAGAACCAGCCATAAAGGAGTAGTGAAAACTAATGTCTCATACATTTACCGCAGTTGTGTGTAGTGTTGTTTGTGGGAACATCGGGTTCCTCTTTGGTCGTTGGAGTAAGTAATGACGAACCGCATACGGGGCTACGCCGTCTGTATGTGCTGTGGTGGAACCATCACAATGGATTTTGACAACACTTGGCATCACCAAGACCACGAGCCTGACTGCGCCCTAGCCGAACCCAAAGTGACCGCTTCCGCTAAGGGGCGAAGTGCCAATCTGTAAGAACTGTGGCAAGACAATCGTTATGGATGGTCGCTACGACAAGGGTTGGTCGCACGAAACACCTATCCCCGACCACGACGCTGACATTTGTAATCCAATTCTTGTTGCCGAGCCAGAGGCGGTAGTGAAATCCGACGACACTGGCATCACTATTGACTTTGACGCTGACGAACTGTTGAGTATCGCTAACGCTATGAAACTCACTGGTGAAACCCTGAACGAGTTTGTCTCACGGGCAATCAAGAACGCCGTCACCAACCACTTGCTCAACAAAACGTTAGCCAGATAACGAGTTTCGTAATCTAGAATTGTGGCAAACCTGTTGACGGGGGAACCACAATGTCATACCGAAATCACCCAATAACGGGGGAACCCATCTCTCTGGGCGAGAGTGCGTCTTGGCTTATCCAAAAGTCAATCCGTCGCTGGTCGTTTCTCGTTGGCATCACCATCATTACCGTCGCCTGCGTTATCTGGGGAACCTACAACATTGGCGTTATTGCGTGGTGGAATGTCTGGGCTTCCTACATGGCTCTGTTCATTGAGAGCGTCGTCGGCATCAGTATGTTCAAGCAGACGCAAGCAGACGCAGAGGTAATCCGCAAGATTCTGGCAATGGAAATGGCACAGTTCGCTGAACTGCGCTCGCTCATTGAGGAAGTCAAAGAAATGCTGGAGCAGTCCTCACGGGTTGCTGAACGCATTGAGACGGATTTGGAAATCTTGGAACACGACGTTATGCACGTCGAACACGACCCCAAAATCCACGAACGCCGTAGTGAAAACTGACTAAACTAGGGTCGTGAACTGCGCCCACGCTAGAGACGAGTGGAAAGACTGCGAGAAATCGGGTCACCACGAGTGCTACAAGACGGTCTGCCTAAAGTGTGGCATCGTCACCTACCGTGACTGCGACCCACAAACTTCTGCTCTACTTCTTTACGACTACGAGGTGGAATAATGGGCGGCCCGAACTATCGCCAAACCAACCGCACAGAAATAATGATGGCACAGTTCCGTGCGGAGGAACTCTTGCTGGAACTAGTTATGGAACGCCTACGGGCGAGCAAGCCACCTGCGCCAGAGAAACTAGACGAGGAAGCCACCGAACGCTACAAGGGCTACTACGAGGGCTGGTGGGAAGCGGTGGAAACCCTGTCCAACGTCATTGACGCACACAACGAGGGAAACTCTTTTCACCCCGAACTTCGGTAACGGAATACTTGACACCACCACTAAACCTTGCTACTGTATAAATAGCATCACCCTACCCTAAAGGAATACAAATGACTGGACTTATTATCCTGTTCGTAGCCGTTGTCGCCATCGGCTCATTTATTGACGCTTGCCTTCAGCACAAGAGCAAGTGGGATGCAGTTCAGAAGTCAAAGGCTGGTTGGATTATCCTCATCCTGTTCTTTGGCATCTTTGCCGCTATCCCCTACCTCATTGCTGTTCGCCCCAAGTTGGTCGCACAAAAGTAATGAACTGGCTTGCCAAAACCGTACTGCTTGGCTACGCCCTTGCTGGAATGTGTTTTGCCTTCGTTGCTGGCTCATTGTTTACTCTGGCGTTCAGCCACTAAACAATGACCAGCGACGAACGCCAAGCCCTCCGAAAGCGGAATCAACCGCCAGAAACAGAACTGCGCTGGTTGCTGAAATGAACACACGGGAACTCGTAGAGAACATACGCCGAACCCACATCCCCGGCTGGGGTCGGGCAGAGGGCTGTCGCTACTGCATCACCACCTACACTTGCCAAGCGATACTGCTGGCAAACGCCTACGAGAAAGACCTCAAACGAGCCTACGAAGTCGGCTTCAAGCGAGGCTGGCGCACGGGAAACCGTCGGGCAAGTGTCCGTAGTGAAATCCAACCCGACAACATCAACTGGCTGGGCGGAAAATGACCCCTGACGAACGCCAAGCCCTCCGAGAGAAGCACGGCAAATTTGGGTTTCGAGAGAACCGATTTTTTTGTGTTTTTTGCCTAGATGATGAAGGATTGGACATCCCCTACCCCTGCGACGTAATCAAGGTACTGGACTACATAGATTCTGTTGAGGCGGCGACCGAAATCAAAATGGCAAAACTCTATGGTGTGACCAATGAACCGTAAAGAGCGACACCACCAGATAGAAACCGCCGGTATCGGACAAGGCTGGATACCGCTAGTGAAATCACTAGACAAGAAACTATCCAAAGTCGCCCGAAACTACACCATTGAGCAAGTCAAGCAAAAGTTCGGCTTATTACGGTATTACTACTCAATTCCCCGTAAGGGCTGGTTGTCCTACGGTCGCTTCACCTCTTGGAACATCGGCAAGGTCTATAACCGCCACATCAACCACAAAATCGCCGCAATGAACGCACTCGTAGTGAAATACGAAAGCAAAGCACTATTTGTCTGCGAAAACTGCGGGGCGCAAACAAACGGGAACGTAGGAAACAAACAAACAGGCTGGCGTAAAGCAACTTGTAAATCCTGTAGTGCTTGACATCACCACTACTACTAGTTAGAGTAATCGTCAATGACCGACAAAGACGAACTTGTATGGTGGGTAGATGAACACGGGGAACTAATAAAAATCCCCAAGAGCCAGATTCCCAAAGAAACACAAACACGGATACATTTCACCCCTAACGCCAAACCACAAAAACGACCACCAGAAGGCTGGGAGTGCGGAACGTGGCAAGGGTACTTCAACAAAAAATGCCGTTGTATTCCGTGTAAGGACGCTGGAACAGCATACTCACGAGCCAAACGAGAGTATTACCGAGAAAACCCCCGACAAGACATCACTCACGGCACAACGTCAGGGTATTCATACTTCGGTTGTCGTTGTCGCCCCTGTACCGACGCAATGCTCGCACACGTTCGTAGTTATCCCCCAAGCGAAAAAGCCCGTCAGAGCCGACTACGGCGCAACAAAGGGTATAGACAGAAGCAACTCGCCAAAATGACCCCAGAGGAACACGAACAGCGCAAAGAGAAAGACCGTATCCGCTCTCGGCGTAAGCGTGAGAAGGCAAAAGCCCTCAAAAACGCACAACCGTAGTATCATTTCACTATGGTTCAAGGGCGCAAGACAATACTCAACCAAGCAATGTTCGACGCAATCATTGACTTGCTAAAGCGAGGGAACTACCTTTCCACTACGGCTAAGGCAGTAGGCATCACGCCAGCGACTATTACCTCATGGGTGAATAAGGGCAACGCTATCTTGGACGAGGAACGTGAT